TTCACGAGTACTGGCTTGCCGTTATCCCTACGCGGCGCCCAACCGTCACCATACGGATTCTGCTGTCTCTTGATGTTTTGCTCGATATCTTTTTCTAACGCGTCTGCGATGGCTGCAGCTGACAGCTTCCACAAATCTGGCATCTGCTGCAGCATCTTTCGCACGCATTCTAGATCGTTGTTCATGGATCTTCATCCTTGCAACCGTAGCCTGTGTACAGACTGTCCTCCCACTTTCCGCGCGCGGCTTGCTCTTGTCTCCAAACGTACGGTGACACCTGGCTGCAAGAGCGGGGGCCGCCTTTACTGATGGCCGACGCTGACGTTGCGTCCGTGTTGAGCGGCAGATCGAACAACCCGGTTTCAGAGTTGGCGGCCTCTTTGATCTCATCAAGCGCAGTCTTCAGGTCGTCTACGTAGACTTGAGCTTCGAGATCCGTAGGCGAGAACCCACGGCGCAACCACGCGGACATAGTGACGATGGCTACCAGCCACACGTCGATCACGAGCGCGTGCTGACCACCAAACGGAGCGGCGTATCTTTTACGTAGTCTCGCGTCCAGCCGACCAGACTCCATTTCGAGTTGCAGGTCTGTCCAGCCCGGCTCGGATGCCTCAATCTGATCGATGAACACGCTCGGCATTTTCGACCGAGCTTTGAACTGCGCGAGTGAAAGATACGCCGCCATGACTACGCTCAGGTGGAGGTAAAGCGCGCGATACAGAATGGGTGCATGAGCGCTGTAGAATTACGCCCCTTCGTGACCCAGACCAGCTTGTCCGCAATGTCCAGCTCCACGTCTGTCATCTTGGTATGGTACAGCGTGCTGTACGGCGTGCGCTCCACGTAAATCGCGCCAGCGACCTCGCCCACGGATTCCATCACCACGTACCACGTGGTGTCCGACCCACCGGAGAACGCAGCGCCTAGCTCTGGCGCAACCACGGGCTGTCCTAGACCCACGTTGGTGATCAGCGGCAAGTTGTCGGTGCTGCCAGTGGTCGTGCTGATGAATCGTGCATTCGTCAACTGCTGCGCGCGAAACGCCAATGCTGGCGGTACTAGAATCGCGCGCGGCACCATGTTACGTGGATACCCCGTCGGCGTCTTAGTAGTCCGCAGCTGCGCGATGGCCGACGCCAAGTTCGCAGCGGCAACGTCTAGCGTAACCGATGTGTCAATCGGCTTCACACCAACGTTCGAGTACGTACCTTGCGTCGTGTCCATCCCATTAGTGGGATGCGCACTATTGAAAAAAGTCACGCCGTCGTACGCGAGCGGATTCGCAAGAATCAGCTCAGCTAACGACTTTTGCGGCTGATACACGCTGACCGTCGTGATCTCGCGAAGCCACTGCGCGGATGCAGCAACCCCGTGCGAGTCGAGATCTTCAAGCTCTTGTTCTGTAAGCTCGAATGCCGATTGCTTGTACGTATTCGTGACGCTGTTTTGCAACCAGCGCATAACGTCAAAATCTTTGTATCCGCCTTGCTCTCCACCTTCATGCAGCTGCGCTGACTCGAGGGAGAAAAAGAAAAGCTCCTTTAGACTTTTCGACTGCCTCTGAACAGCAATATCTTGCCACCACATGTGCTGCATGAGGTTGGCGTACGTATCGTTCTGAATGACTTGGAGGTAATACTCCAATTGAAACAAAAAGCTCGGTGTAATCAACATGGTCTAATCCTCCATCAAGTCGACAGAGTAGAGTTGCCGCGAAGCAGTCTCACCCATATGCCATCGCTGGCGATCTCGAAAACCAAACCCGCCATGGAAGCGCCCGTAGAAGACTTGCGAACAGTCTGCACATCCTCCATGAAACAAACCGAGCCGACTGTGTCTACCGCCGAAGTTCCGCTATTTTTGAAGCGGTACAAATTGTAGACTTCGAGTAGCTGCACGGTCACCTTGGTGGTGCCGTCGCCAGTGAGCGACTCGCAAAAGAACCCGATCGGGATAAGCGTCGCGCTCACGGCCGCCGGCTTCGCCGTCCCTGTGGCTGTATCGATGCAGGCCAATCCACCTTCGCTTGCGACCGCCGTATTGGCCATCGTGAAGCGATAGCGGTCAGCGCTGCGCTTGTACATGTTGTAAACTGCCATAACCCTATCTCCTTTCTACGGCCGTCAATTGACTACGGCAACGTCATCCTCATCATCTTCGCCATCGTCATCGCCCGGACCTGCGGTCAAAGCATTCCGAGGTTGGAAGTCTTCAGCGACGCCGAGGTACACGCGTCCGCCGATCAGCTTGGACACACGCTTCTTGCCTGTCTTAGGCTGCACACCCATGCGTTCAGCCATCTTGGCAGCTTCATCCTGCGGTAGGAATGTAACAGCACCGGTAGCGCCTTGCGTAGGCGGGCGCTGAAGCTGCGGCGTGCGCATCGAGACAGCGACAGCCGCTTTAGGCTTAGCCATTTGCTTTTGAATGTTGATCACTTCTTGCGTTTGCGCCGCCGTGAGGTCGAGCTTGACGCATTGCAGCTTGAGCTCGTCGGATAGACTGGACGCTGCGAGCATCCGAGTACGCTCTGCGCGCTGCGCTTTGGCTCGCAGCCCTGTGATGAAACTTGCAGCAGTACCCTTTTTCGGTTCTTCCTCATCATCATCTGGACTCGGATCAGCAGCAGCAGCCGGCTCTTCTGCAGGAGCTGCCATCTTAGCTAACGCGGCAATCGCATCCTCATCACCATTCTCAGCTGCAGTCTTTAGCGCCGCCATCCAATCAGCGTCACCGGCCTTAGTTACCTTTTTTACCGTCACGTCATCCTCACTTTCTGTGTCTTCTGCCACGTCGCCGGATTTGGGCGGCACCGGCACTGTGCCGGTTGCAGCAAGCGTTAACGCTTGATCGTACGACATAACGTCGTCGACCAAACCTACACTTTTTGCGCTCGCACCCACGAGCACTCCAGCCTGTAGCGGCTGCGCATCCACGCCGCGTCGCTCTTGCACCCAGCCGAAAAACACCGCAGCGAGTTCGTTCACAAGAGCTTGTTCGCGCGCTGCTTCCTCCGCAGTCATAGGTACATCCGGACTACCGTCGGCCTTGTGCGCTCCAGACGTAGTCAGAATAACCGCAACGCCCATGGCCGTGTTCATCGCAGTGAGATCAAGGCGTGTGCTGAGCACCCCGATACTACCGACGATGGCCGTATCCGCACAGTACACTTGCGACGCTGCGCTGGCTAGCGCGTACGCTGCGGAGCAACCGCAGCCTTCGATATGCGCGTACACAGACTTGCCAGTCATTGTGGCCGCCGCGGTAATCCATCTGGCTAGATCAAAACACCCAGCCACATCTCCACCGGGGGAATCGATTCTCAGCAACACTGCGCGCGCTTCGGGATTGTCAAACGCGAGCTGACAGCGACTGCGGATGCTGTCATACGTGTCCCAGAACCCATCGTGGATGTTGCACAACGGCGTCATAATCTCTACGACGGCGACGCCGTTGATGATCTCAGCAGCGCACTCCCCAAAGCCGCCAAACATCTCGAAAAAAGCACGTGGCGCGATCGCCTGCATCCCGGTGCGAGAGTAGCGACGAAATTCAGGCATTAGGCACTGCTTCAGTGGCTGGGGTTGGCGCCGCTTCGAACGTCGTGCCTGCGCTGCCTAGCAGCCGCTCCGCAGTTGCGCCGTCCACCAGAAACGCAAGCTTGATCATTTCCTTCGCCGAATCCCTAGGAATCAACCCAGTCACTACCGCTTGCACTATCTGCATTAGCGCCGCAACCTGTGCGCCGTTCAACGCCGTGTCCTGCACAGGCGTATCGGTAATAGCTGGGTCACGGGCTGCTTCTACCTCGACGTCTATCTCTTCACCGGCCATCAAAGGCACTCCAAAGTCTACGCACACCGCGCGCACGTCAAGCTGCGCATCGGAGCCTGCCAGCGCGCGCTTTACCCCGTCGATCGCGGTACCAACCTGCACCAGCACGTTGGCTTCAGCATTCTTGTCTGATGCTGGTTTCGTCTCCCAAGACATTACCACGCCGCGCGCCAACTTCGATTCATCCCAGCGTGTCAGCACGATCGTGGGCAGCACTTGCTCATTCATCGTCCGCGCTAAGCTATCGCCGTCGCTCTGAATCAGGTCAGAGCGGATCGTTTTGAAAACGCTCATGTCCTGAAACGCAGCGCCACCTTCGGTGGTGATCGTCTGGCCCGCGATGATCGTTGTCATCTCAGCATTCATGTCTGCTGACGTGGAGCGAAAAGTTTCCCAACCACGACCGTTGGACTCGAGTAGCGAGACTTCGTAACCTTCCGGCAACTCAAAAACGGTATTGACTCCCCACGCTGCCAACTGCTGGAACCAACCCTCTTGCTGTTCTGCGCTAGCTCCTAGCGGGTGCTTCCCAACGCGCGCTGCATTCGCTAGCTTGCCTTCGTAGTTTTGTCTGTACTGCTGCGCGTGGTCTTTCTGGATATATGCGCGCCCCACAGCCCGCCATGCACCGTTCTGCCAAGGTTGGTTGACACCACCGGGCGTATGCAGCACCCATCGGCCGTCGCCAGGTGTGATCGCCAGCAGCCCGGAAGTCGACTGATAGTACCACTGATTTTGTGACCACTGGTACACCAAGTACGCAGGGTCTAAGCGCACGAGCATCGGCTGATCTCGCCCTTCGACGGGAACAAGCTCTGCAACGCCGATGCCTAGCAGCACCCCGTCTGTGTCGAGCGCTACTAGCTCACTCGACGGGCAAACCACATCAAACAGTGACCGCGGCACACTATCCAGATCGGCCGTGTCCCCCACTGCCATCTCAGCGACGATGACAGGGTCGCCAACGAACTTTTTAGGCAGCCTCACCAATCCGGCGGTGCGTGTCCAGAGAACGCCGCTGAAGATGCCATCTCGACGCGCGGCGCGCATGAGCCGCGCTGCTGGTCCCAGGATGCCCTGGTCGGCTGCGGCTTCAGCCGCGTCCAGGTCTGCGCCATACCACCGGGTCGGCGTATGCGTCATCGGCGCGAGCTGGCCGCGGTAAAGCCGGCGCATGCGCTGCACCTGCGCAGAGTCGAGCGTCGCAGCGCCAGGTGGCAACGACCCTTGGAACTTTGACCTCGCGCCGAACAACGCGAGTAGACCGCTCAAAGGATTAGAGACCACCTTGACCGCTACTTACCATATGAGCATGGTCATGTACAGAGAATCCCTGATGATCACTGAAGGTGGCCGACAGTTGGGCGCGCTAGGCTTGGGGCGCGCCGCCAAACTGCTAAAAGTCAAGCAATCCCGCGTACAAGAATGGATCGAAGGTGCCAGCGCGCCCTCGCGCAAGCGCCGACGCATTTTAGTTGACATTCTTCAGATCCCTTACGACGCTTGGGACACTGAAGCGCGCACAGACGTCCCGGCGCCGCTTACGAGTGTACTCAACCGCAAAGGAGATCTGACGCCGCACGGTCACGCGTTGCAAGTCATTCGCGAGGTGCGTGAGATACTCGACTTGCCCAACATTGCGCTGGAACTTCGCGACTCACTTTACAAACGTATGGCACCGTTCTTACGCGTCGCGCGCCAAGGTGAGATGGATGCGTTCCGCACCAAGGACGCGATACTCGGAGAGCACCCAGACTGGAAACGATTCAACAAAGCGATCGCAGAATGGCATGCAGCTAACCTGCCGCCGGAGTTGCGCGACAGCTACAAAGAGATGCTTGCGCGCCTGCACAAGGAGAGCGTGTGAGCAGACGTTCCGCTTCAGGCTTCGACCGCAACAAAGGCGCTAAGACTGCCAGCCGCGGCCGCGCACGCGCGCACACGACGATGGCTGCAGAGCAATCACGTGAGTTCGACCTCGCGCTGGCTGCGCGTCAGCCGACTTCATTTTGGCCCAACCCAAAGTACCTCGCCGATCCTGTTGGCTTTGCACGCGACATCCTAGGCATAGGCTCGTGGGCACGCATGTCTGAGATGCTCGAGGTGGTGCGTGACAACGATAAGGTTGCCGTAAAGGCAGGCCAAAAACTGAGCAAAAGTATGGGAGCCGCAGCGCTCATGCTGTGGTGGTACTGCAGTGTGTCGGGCGCGAAAGCTCGCATGACTGCAACCACCAGCAAGCAAATCGAATACGTACTCTACGCTGCGATACGCGAGCTGAAGATGGGCAGCGGCCTGTGCGTCGACTGCAAACGCAAGGATCCGCTACAGCCTAAGCCGTGCGCGCACAGTCACACGATCGATGGACACCTCGCGCTACGCGCATTCGTCGGACTGCAGAGCGAAGATGGAACTCGCACGATTCAAGGCTTCGCGAGTTCCGAAGCTGAAGCGATCGCAGGGTTCAGCGGAGTCAACCAATTCTGGGTCCTCGACGAGGCGAGCGGCATCGACGACGCGATTTATGACGTGGTGCGCGGCAATCTGATGGCAGGCGGGAAATTCCTAGCCATCAGCAATCCAACGCGCACGATGGGTTGGTTCTACCGATTGTTCACAACCGAAGAGGGCCAAAACTTTTGCACGATGACTATCGCCGCGCACGACTCTCCGAATGTCATCACAGGACAGCAGATCATTCCCGGGCTCGCAACACGCAACTCGGTGCAGGAGATCATCGACGAGTACGGCGCGGGATCTGCTGTGGTGCGCGTGCGCGTCGACGGCGAGTTCGCAGACACAGAAGCAGGCAAAATCTTTACGCCAGAGCTTGTGAAGCTCGCCGAGCAGCGCAAAATCGTCGACGATAAGCACGTGCTGTGCATCGGCATTGACCCGTCCGGCCCAAGCGGCACTGGTGACGACAGTGGGTGGTGCGCGCTGAGAGGCAAGCAAATGTTGCGACTTGCCGGTGCGCTCGGGCTTGATGAGGACGCGCACTTAGCGCGACTGTTACAATGGCTCGACGAGCTAGCGCAACCTGGCGAGATTCCGTATGTCGCGATCGACCGGGAGGGTGCAGTTGGCGCTCGCGTGTACGGCACGATCAAAGCGTACTGCGAAACGACACAACGCGCGCGTTGCCGCGGAATTCGGTCGTCAGACGCGGCCTACGACAAGATCAAATACCATTATCGTCGCGATGAACTGTGCGCGTCCACATTCGCGTGGATTACGAGTGGAGGCATGCTACTCGGCGACGTGAAGTTGGAGCAAGACCTGCTTGCGCTAGAGTGGATTGAAGACTCGAAAGGGCGCACGATGCTGGCAAGCAAAAAAGCAATCCATAAAAAGCTAGGCCGCTCGCCCGATCGGTACGACGCGCTGAGCCTAGCGGTACAGTTTTGCAGCAAGTTGCTAGTCGCGCGAGGCGCAGTTGCGACAACAAAAACTCCAACGCAGCAGCGAGCACCTAGCGGTGCGATCGATCCATACAGTGGGCCGTTCCGGTGAACGAAGGCTACTTCTGCCGAGCCTGTTCGTAGTCCCACCAAGTCTCGCGCGACAAATCTTCATGCGCAGCCATCAACATGCCATCGCGCGCTGTGGTCGCGCTATCGCCGCCTACGGCGGCGAGCACAGCTTGATGTCTCCAGTACGCGGCCATGTCCCAGTGGTACCGCGACCAATCGGTTTGTGGTGGTGGTGTCTTCATGAAAAGCGGCAGACTACTTCCGGTCTGCCAGCGGATGCGACGCGACGCGTTACTTTTTTGCGTTCGCTGCGGCGGCGCGCGCGCGTTCCTTTGCCAGCGCGGCGTCGGAACTCGGCAGTTCAGGCGCAGCGACCGTAGGCGTTACAACACCGGGGTCGACACCCATGGGCGCACTGCGCGCAGCGCTGCCCCTCGGATGCTCAATTTGATCCCCCAGCGCGCGCTGCAATTCGATCACGCGTGGGTCACTTACGTCAAACGCCTGGCCCTCCCGGTACGCGCGTAGCACAGCCGCTGCACGTTCTTTCACGTTACTCAATTCTTTTTCGAGGTCAAGCTCTGCCACGATCAACCACCTTCCTTGCGACGTGCGTCGCAGTCCAAAGTTTTGCACATTTCGAGCCAACGATATCTCGTGCCAGAACACAGCAATCATGACTGACGTCAGCACGCCCAGGCCGATCCAATCCGGGTTCACTTGCCGCTGGCCCAATCGATCGCCGCTTGAGCGCCACGCGCCTCCGAAAGCGGTTGACCGACGTGGTCATAGTGGCCCCACGCTGTAGAACCCCACTTGCCGATCAATGTGTAGTTGCAGATTGGTCCGTTCACAAGCTTTCCAATCTGTTGATACCAATAGAGTATTGCGTCGTATGACCATGCAGCTTTTCGAAAAGCTACCGCATTATCCCAGGCGCCACAACCTCCTTCGTACGTGGCACTAGCAGCGCCAATGCTCTTGGCTACTTTCACGACTGAGCTGACATATTCCCCTACGCGCGAATCCACCTGCGCCTTGAACGCCGACAGCGAGCCTACAGCTTCGACGTATGGCGCCGTTGCGATAAGTCCAAGCTTCTGTCCCGAATTCCACTTGTTGTCCCCGGCGACAGTCTTGACCGCTTGCTCCCCGATATCGGTGTTACCGGAGTACGCAAACACAGGCACTAGCCGTGGTGCAGCGATACTTGCATCGGCAAAGATCTTCGCCATCTGCAGCACGCGGTATGCTGTGAATGCACCGCCTTGGTAGTACTCGTTGCTGCCCGGCAAACCTTGTGCCTTGCCTTGCGCGTTCACGTATGCCGCTTGGTTGAATTGGCCGTTCCACGTTTCGTTGCTGTACTCTAGATACACGCGCAGATTCGCGTTCAGCTGACTCTTGATCAGTGCCGCCAACTGGCGCACGTAGTCGTCGTCAACTTGCGCTGGTACGCAGCACCAGTAGTCGATACTGGCTGCGTTGCACAGCTGGATCTGCCGCTCGTACGCCATGCCGGGCTTACCATTACCAGCATCTCCGGCATCGGTGATAGCAGCCGTCGCGTTGCCTGAATCGGTTGGCGAGCGGCGCTGGCTCCATGTCTTGACTGTACTCCAGTTGACCGCGTTGGCGTCCATGCTGCGGAACACCTTGTATGGCTCCAACGCCGCAATCAGCCCATCACTCCATGGAGACGTCGCATCTCCCCAGTTCACGCTGCTCTTGAAGACGCCGGGCGTAGCCCATTCGCCGAGAAACCACAGCTGGCTTCCGAGAAACGGTCCAGCACCGGGTGCTGGATTGATAAAAGTGCCTCCACCGCCACCGCCAGTGGAACCGCCACCGCCAGTGGAACCGCCACCGCCAGTGGAACCGCCACCGCCAGTGTCAGCAGCAGTCACGACTACCACCGTCTCAGGGCCATCGTGCCACAGTTGCTCTGATTGATACGTCGGAAAGACTCGCCAGTTACCCGGCACATCCGGCACGAATCCGCCGCTCACAACCTTGTTTTGCCCTGACACTAGAGTCGAAATGCCGCCAACCACATCCTTATCAAACGGCCCGCCGATGTTCGTAGCGCCAGGCTTCCTCACTCCGATGATAGTCGTGATTACGACTGTCATCGGAGTGCCGTTCATCCACTGTGACGTAACGGAGACAGTCTGCCCGACCTTGGCAGCGCCGATCACGGCTACTCGTTGCGTGACGGCGCCCGTGGGCGGGGGCTGCGGGGGCGTGACTGCATCTACAGTCAGCACTGCTATGTCCTGTTGTAGCTTCGCTGCAGCCGATGCGACGGCCGCAGCTTCCGCTACTAATTTGTCTTTTGTCGCTTGATCCATCATCTCACTTTCGTGTTACGTAATTTTACAGCCAGATAATGCCAGGCGCGCACACGACTTCCACGCTACCAACGGAGGCGCACGAATGTTGCGTCAGCAGGCAAGCGCGCACAGGTTGGCTCGTCTCCGCGTGTTGAATAAGCACTGCAGTGCGAGATGCATCATCGTACTCAGCGATCCAGCTGCCATCGGCGCACGACTGTTCATCAGGGCCCGTCCAATAGCATGGACCGTGCGCACTTGCGATGGCTGCTACGTGATCGACCAGTGGTTGGCGATCGCAATCGGCGTCAGTCGTACAATGACTGAGTGTCAGTGAGCACACTGCAAATATGGTGATCAGCGTCAGCCAGAATACTATTTCTTGTACTTTCATCGACGGCTCTCCACTCGAACTCGAACTCGAACCGCATTACGCCATTGCTGCGCTTCATACGCTGCATCCATCTCGGCGCCGTGCGCGACTTCACGCGCGATGGCCTCCAGTGTTTGCGACATATGCATCGCCGTTGCGCGAGCATCCGGATGCACCCACGTGACACCACGCTCTTGCATTTCTGTCAAGAGCTTGATCTCGGCCGCTTGTGCCGCTAGCACCGCGCGTTGATGCGCTCGTGTTTGCACGTGCGCATCCATACACGATGTCTCAGGCACTTGCATGAGCAAGTACTCTGTACGCGCGGTACACGGAAACTGCTTCGCAAGTTTGCCGAAGACACCATGCACGTAGGCGGTCAGCACTTCAGCTTCAGTCATTGGAGCGGGCTGCGCGTGCACCGTCGAAGCGACAACAATGCCGAACGCGAAAATCATAACTACCAGTTTGGTCATAGAACTCGAGCTCATTTCTCTCGGCGCACCAGCACATTAGCCACGCGCCGTCCGACTTCAGCGATGGCTGCTTCGTTGTCGGGGCAGCGCGCCACAATCTCTGCAAGATGCTCCTCCAGCATCCCTTCGCATACAAAGCGCCATCCTGGACTTACGCCAGCTTGCCGCTGGGCGTACACGCGCACCGCATCGACGCGCGCGTCAATCGGATTCAAACGGGTCACAATTTCACGAACGTGAAAATCAGAGCAAGCACGGCAAGCAGCAAAACAACCCAACCTGTGGGTTGGGGGGCGCTCTGCGCGCCAAGTACCATCAGCGCAACGCACATGAACAGCGTAGGTAGGAAAGATGGAAATGACATACCGCCATCATGCGTGGTTACCGGACAGTGTCAAGAGCGCACGTATCGAATGTCACCGAGCGCGCGGGCGCCGTCATCGTTTTCCGCGTCCTCTTCGCTAGCCCAAAATAACGTCCGGTCGCCGAAGCCGTCTAGGTCCCCGTCGTGCCCGATAGCGACATCATCGCCAAACTCAGCGCGCACTGCGGCCTGCGCCTCTTCGTATGTGTCGTAGCTTCTCTCGGGATAGCCGTTAGCGTAGCTGATTACAAACATGTCTCTCACTTGCAACCTCTCTTTGCGCACAGCATGCGCTTGTATGCGTCGATACGCACAGTGTCAAACTTCGTTAACGTGCGCCCGCAACACGCGCAGTAGTTCTGGGGAATCGTCTTGGCGAACTTGGTGATGATGCACCGTTTGAGCTCTGTCTTCATGCTCATTGATTCGGATGATTGAGCTGCGCCTTTAGCGCATCGCTTACGATCGTGCAGTGCCAAACCTACACCGACCCCCAACACAAGTAGCTCGATCATCGTGGCTCACCCAACTTCGCGCAGCACCACACGACAACAGAATCAATGTCCGTGTCGCACTCCCGAGCCGCATCCTGCGGGTTGCGTCGCATCTCGCGCACTGCGGAGGCAAGCGTGCCGGTGCGCAACGCGCGCGCCTTGGCAAACCTAAACAAACGTTGCGCTGTCGTCATCACCATGATCAAATCATGCGACCGTGATCGTGTATGTGTCTAGCGCTATCGCCGCGTATAAAAATATGGAGGTCACATGTGCGCATACGTAGGGACTACAAATGAAAACACGGAGAAAAACATTACTCTACTTCCGTATTTCGCACAGCGCG